AAATACGCACATTGGAAGTTTCAGCAACTGAACGGTTACAATCTTTTAAATGATGCTATACATGATGCATTAGTCAAAAAAACAGGTGTTCTAAAAATATGGTGGGAAGACACAACTGATGCAGAAATACGTTCTTACACTAATTTGACTGAAGAAGAACTATCAGCTATTGTTAATGAAGACAATGTAGAAGTTATTGAACATACTGCCGAATTAGGCATGATGACTGATGAAACAGGAATACAAACTGAACAAGAAAAACACTCATTAAAAGTCAGTTATCAGAAAAAACAAGGTGAGCTAAAAATAGAAGGTGTACCACCGGAAGAATTTCTTGTTGACAGAAATGCTAAAAGTGTAAGTGATGCGTACATAGTTGCACACAAAACTGAAATGCGCGTTAGTGATTTAGTGTCAATGGGATACGATTTTGAAAGAATATCAGAATTATCCGGTTTAAGTTCAGATAGTACATACACAGACACCGAACAATTTGAACGTAAAGGCTATGAGCAAGAAGATGAAGACATAACGGACTTGTCAATGAAACAAGTGCAAGTAACTGAAGCTTACATGAAAATTGATAAAGAAGGTACAGGTGTAGCGATAATGTACAGAGTTCTACTTGCAGGTGGTGAAAGTGAAGTTTTAGAATGTGAACCATATGGTGAAGTACCTTTTGCGGTATTTGAAATTGACCCTGAGCCGCATACATTTTTTGGTAGAAGTGTTGCTGATTTAATTATGAATGACCAAGACTCCTCTACTGCTATGCTTAGAGGCATGATGGACAACGTAGCATTAACAAACTCACCAAGACAAGGTTATGTGCAAGGACAAGTAAATGTTGACGCTTGTAGATATTGCAACTCCTTTTGTCGCAGGTCAGGTATTAACTGCGATGCAATACATGGACGATGCGGTAGAAGCTAAATCCGGTGTAAGCCGAGCGTCTATGGGTCTTGACCCTGATGCCTTACAAAATACCTCAGCTACTGCGGCTCGCCTGCAAGCACAACAAGGTTCGGCGCAAATAGAAGTTATGGCTCGAAATATTGCCGAGGGCGGCATGAAACGATTATTTAAGCTCATGCTAGAGCTATTAGTAGAAAATAGCTGTGAAGAGACTATGATGCGTTTACATGGACAATTTCTACCTATTGACCCTAGAGTTTGGAATACTGGTATGGATATGACTGTAAATGTCGGTGTTGGCACAGGTCAAGAAGCAGAAAGACAAGCCGCGCTTAACCAAGCATTACAAATGCAAATGCAAATATGGACTCAATATGGCAATGGTAATGGTTTAGTTACAATGACAGGCATACGCAACACTCTTGGTGATATGTTAGCTTTACAAGGTGTTAGAAACGTTGATAGGTATTTCCAGCCTATTAACCCTGAAATTGAACAGCAGTTAATACAAGAACAACAACAAATGGCTTCTGAAAATCCTGAGCTTACAGAAGCAGATGCATTAGTACAAGCAGAACAATACAAAGCTGATAAGAAAGCCGAAATGGATATGATGAAAATGCAAATAGAAGCGCAAAAAGCGCTTGCTGTAGATGACAGAGAACGCGATGAATTAGACCAAGAACTAATTATTAAAGCGGCTGAAATTTTAGGTAAATATGGCACATCAGTAGACACAGCAAAAATTAAAGATGCTCAACAAAAAGCTAGATACCCTGATGAATCACCAGCACAAGCTGTATCAGGAGGTAGATTCTAATGTCTAGCAAACTTTCAATTGTTGAAAAATCTGCTAGAATGAAGACATTACAGGCTGACGATATGTTTCAGTTAGCCTTAAAAGAAATTACAGACCAGCAAATAGCTGTTTTTGTAAACGCTGATTCGACAACGGATGAGCGAGAGGAGGCACATAACATGATATGTGCAATTAGAAAGATTGATGATTATTTCGACTCCGTAAAAACGGATGAAGTAATGCACAATCGCAAACTTAAATAGGAGACAGCACCTTGGCTAACGAGACTGAAACCCCAATAACAGACATAGATACTGCTATGACTAGCATGCTTATGCCTGAAGAAACTACAGAAGAGACAATAGAAGAAACTGTAACAGATGAAACTCAGGTAACAGATGATATAGATGCGTCTGCTGATACTGATACAGATTTAGATATTGACTTGGAAGATAACGCAGAAGAAGAAGTTGAAGAAATTGAAGCTTCTGATACTGAGGATGACGATGACCTAATAGAGGACGCCAGTCCAAGTGAGCCTTCAATGTATACTGTCAAAGTAGATGGACAGGAACGTGAGGTAACTCTAGAGGACTTAAAGCAAGGCTATAGTGGACAAGAGTACGTCCAAAAAGGGATGCAAGAGGCATCAGCACAAAAGAAAGAAGCTGAACAAGTCTATGCCGCTCTAAACAATGAACGTGAGCAAATAGCTCAGTTATATAACCAACTCCAACAAACTGGTATGCAAGCTCCACCTGTGAAACCATCAAAAGAAGAGTTCGAGTCAGACCCAATTGGGTACATGCAAAAGAACATTGAATTTGAGGAAGCAAGTGCGGCATATAATAAGCAAATGCAACAACTTCAACAAGTTGCACAACAAAGTAGTGCGGCTCAAGAAAATGCTCAAAAAGCTTATTTACATGAACAAATGCAAATACTACAAAAGGAAGTTCCAGCATTTGCTGACCCTAAAAAGGCTGGTAGATTAAAAGAACGTTTGGTTACTACAGGAACAAATCATTATGGTTACACTAATGCAGAAATTTCTAATATAACTGATGCAAGAGCTATTAAAGTCTTGCTAGATGCTCAAAGGTATCAAGACATTATTTCCGGTAAGTCAAAGGCTAAGGTAAAAACTAAGTCTGCGAACCCAGTAATAAAGCCGGGTGCTAAGAGAACTGCTACACCAACTGCAAAAATACGTTCACGCCAAAAGGCAAAACTCAAGGATTCAGGCTCAATTGATGATGCTCTGAATTTAATTTTAAATAGTTAATGGAGAAATATTATGGCACAACCAGCCAATACATTTGATAGCTATGACGTAAAAGGTATTCGTGAGGACTTAGAGAACGTTATTTATGACATCTCTCCTGAAGAAACTCCTTTCTACTCATCGCTAAAGAAGGTGAAAGCAAGTAACACATACCACGAGTGGCAAACTGATTCATTACGTTCAAGTGCGGCTAACGCTCACATTGAAGGTGACGATACAGCAGGTGAAGCAAGAACTGCTACTACTCGTTTAGGTAATTACACACAAATCTTTAAAAACGCAGTTATCATTCCTGATACTGATGAAGGTTTGGACAAAGCAGGTAGAGCGGCTGAAATGGCTTACCAAGTGCTTAAAATTGCTAAAGAGCAAAAGCTAGATATTGAGAAGGCTTTGTTTGATAACAATAAGTACGAAGTAGGTTCAGCTTCTGCGGCTCGTGAACTAGCAGGATGTGGTGCATACGTGAAGACTAATGTTGCTAACATTGGTGGTTCAGGTGGTGCAAACCCTACTGGCTCAGTACCGGGTAACACAGCTCGTACAGATGGTACAGCTACTGTGTTTTCACAAGCAGACTTTGATACTGTTATGCAAGGTATTTGGGAAGCAGGTGGTAACCCTGATACGGTTTACCTAAGTGCGTTTCAAATGAACAAGGCACTAGACTTTACAGGTTATAACAACCAACGCTCTCACATTGAAGCGACTAGCAAGACTGTTGTTAAAGCTGTAGACATCTACGTGACTCCATGGGGAACAGTTGAATTCACACCAAGCAGAGAAAACAGAGGTAGAGATGTTTGGATTATGGATTCAGATATGTGGGCATGTGGTGTTCTTAGACCTACTAAGAATACTGAGTTAGCTAAAACTGGTGACTCAACAAAACGTCAAGTGCTTACAGAGTTGACACTTATCTCTAAAAATGAAGCGGCATCAGGACTAGTTGCTGATTGTACAACTTCATAATCTGAGGTAAACTATAGGTGTGGGGAGTCCTCCTTAATCTCCCCACACTTAACGTGGGAGATTTGAGCTAAGTTTCCCACACCAAATTTGGAATAATATGAAAATAAAAGAACAAGTACGATACAACCGAAAAGAAGATAAAATAGAAGTTGCACGTACATTTGATAGCCAACCTAGCCTAGACAGAGCAGAAGATTTACGTAAG